CTCTTAGGTTATGAAAAAAAATCAGGATGGAAAAATGGAAGCAACCAGAAACACTGCAATAAATAACACTCTGAGATCTCACGGTCAATTTGTTCCCGCAGATGCCCTCGAAGCATTCTGTTCTGATTTTATGGACATCGAGCAGTGCCGGCGCTGGATCCTCGAACGTATTCATCAGGATTGTCCCAGATGCCCAAAGTGCGGAACGATAATTCCTGATTCGAGCCATAATCGATTCTGGGCTGCAGAGCGGTTGCAGTGTAAGGCCTGCGGTAAATTCTTCACAGCACTGACCGGGACCTTTCTCAATGGCACTCACATGAGCATGAGCAAGATTTTTCTGCTTGCCTTCTTTTTGGGGTTAGATGTTCCGGACAGATTCATTGCCGGTAAATTGGAAATCAATCAGGAGACCATAAGACTCTGGCGGCTTCGTTTCCAGGCGGCATCGATCGCCTGACGGCCTTTTCTTTGGTAGGGGTTATAAAGAGCACGAGACGCGGAAAGGGGGGCGCGGGTTTTAAATGAAGATCAAGACGGTCCACATATCGGAATTAAAGACAGCGGATTATCATCCTCGGAAGCAGCTAAAACCGGGCGATGCAATATATGAAAAGCTTTCCAAATCAATCCGGCAATTCGATTATGTAGATCCAATAATCTGGAATGAAAGGACCGGCAACATCGTCGGAGGCCATCAAAGATTGGAAATCCTGAAAAGCCTGGGCCATGAATTTGTGGACGTATCGGTCGTGTCACTTCCGATCGAGGATGAAAAACATTGAATATTTCCCTGAATAAAATCTCCGGTGAATGGGATCTCCCTCGGCTGAAAGACCTGATAATAGAATTAGAGCGCTGGGAAATAAATCTCGAACTCACCGGATTTGACTATGCAGAAATTGAAAAACTCCTCGGGCGCAATATCGTCGAGGATGATTTCGATCTCGATCCGGAAATCGATAAAATAAAAACCCCATTAACCAGGCGCGGAGATATCTACCATCTCGGGCCTCACCGGCTCATGTGTGGCGATACGACCCAGCCTGCCGAAATAGAAAAACTCATGAATGGCCGAAAGGCGTCCATGATATTCACAGATCCGCCCTATAATGTGAATTACGGGGCAACCATGAAAGACAAGCTCCGCACGAAGGTATCAAGAGAGAACGCAGGCCGCACAATCCTGAACGATCATTTCAAGACAAACGAGGGCTTCTATCAATTCCTGTATGATTCAATAAAGGCCCTGAAACCCTATGTAGAAGGCGATGTTTACGTCTGCATGTCCAGCAGCGAGCTCCATACCCTTCAACGGGCCTTCCGGGACTGCGGCGGACACTTTTCCACCTTCATCATCTGGGTTAAAAATCAATTCACCATAGGCCGAGCTAATTACCAGCGCCAATACGAGCCGATCCTCTATGGCTGGTTCGAAGGTACAAGCCATTATTGGTCCGGAGTTCGCAACCTTGGCGATGTTTACGGTGCCGATAAAGTATCCCGCGACATTGATGGCACTCCGATGGTCCGAGTCGAGGCCTGCGAGATCGACAGCGATATCTGGGAATATGCAAAACCATTGAAAAGCAAAGAACACCCGACCATGAAACCGATCGCCCTCTGCGCTCGGGGAATCATGAATAGCTCGCGCCCTAGTGAAAGAATACTTGAGGGATTTGGAGGAAGCGGATCCACACTCATGGCCGCCGAGCAGACCGGGCGCGAATGTTACGCCATGGAACTATCCGAAGTATTTTGTGACGTGATCATAAACCGATGGGAGAAATTCACCGGACAAAAGTCCGAACTGATACATAGGCTATAAAAAAGGGAAGAGCGGATAGTATTCACAAGGGAGTTCGCCTCTCCCAGGGAACCTGTGCTGTAACACAGGGCGAAAACGCTACCATCCGCATGAGGGAATCGATAACACGATAAAGGACCTCATGTAAATGGGAAAAACGAACGATCAGATCATAGAATCGATCGACTGGGATAATTCTAATATTGCTGAAAAGTCCCATTCATTGGCTAGAGTAATATCCAAAATGACCCAGGCAGAAATAGAAAAAATCCTGAAAGCTTCCGGACCGGAAGATCAGCTGAAACTTAAAGTCCTGTATAACGCCGTAATCAAAGGAATCCAGGATTACAATGCAGAACCGACTGCTGCAAAATTGCGGGATTGGAAATCGGCCGAAAAAGAACTCGAGGAGTTCGCCCGCGAGCTAAACGAAAAACAAAATCCATCTGAGCGAACTTTCCGAAATCTGCAATCCGTTCTAACGTATCTAACAGAATCAGGTTACAAAATAAGCCAGTCCAAAATATACCAGGATCGAGATGAAGGTAAGATTCGCCCCCAGAAAAATGGAAACTATACCTTAAAGGCAGTAGAAAAATACGCATCCCTGTTTGCCAAACGCCTGGACGGATCCACTTCAGGCGATGACGAGCAGCTCCAAAAAGAGAGGCTGCAGGCGGAAACAAAAAAAGCCAAAGCCCAGGCCAAACACTGGGAACAGAAAACGAAAATCGCCGCCGGACAATACGTCCCGAAAGAATCCTTTGAACGCGAGCTCGCCGCCCGTGCATCAATATTTAAAACAGACCTGGAGAACTTCTGCAGGTCGGAAGCCGTTGGAATCATCAGCATTGTTACTGGCGATCAGAATAAAGCTCCCGATCTGGTCGATCACATGCTGACACGGGTAGAACATTTCCTGAACAGATACTCAGACGGTGCCCAATTTGAAGCCATGATCGAGATACCTGATGATCAAAACGACGATGCAGACGAAGATGAAAATGACGACGATTACTGAGAAGGCATTCCAATGAATACCGCCCTGCAATTAAATCCCTATCAATTCCGATTCACCGAGCCGGAGAGGCGCATCTTTAAGGCGAAGGAAAAAATAACCGTATCACAGTGGGCGGAAAGATACCGCTATGTAGAAAGCGGCCCCTTCCGTGGTCCCTGGTCAAATGCAACTACTCCTTACACGGTAGAGCCTATGGACTGCTGGAATGTCCCTTCTATTCGAACCGTCATCTTGTGCTGGGGGCCGCAGACCGCAAAAACGCAAGTGGCTTTTAATTGCCTTCTCTATTCAATCGATCAGGACCCCGGATCGGCCATGTACATCATGCCGATCGAGAAAACGACCAAGCGAATCAGCAAGCGCCGAATCATCCCCATGTTTAAAATGACTCCCCGGATTCGTGCTCTCCTCAGCCCGAAATTTGACGATACAAGCACCCTGGCAATCCAATTTCAAAACGGCATGGATCTCATGATGGCCTGGGCTACATCGGCAGCCGAGCTCGCCTCTGAATCGGTACGCTACCTGTTTTTCGACGAATGCGACAAATATCCCGAGTTTACAGATAAAGAAGTGGATCCCATTTCCCTTGGAGAGCAGCGGGCAACCACCTATCAATATACAAGCAAAATCCTGAAATTCAGCACCCCGGAAGAGGAAGGCGGCTACATCGATTCGGCCATGAAAAACGAAGCCGACGAGATCCGGCGCTATCATGTCCCCTGCCCGGTCTGCGGTGAATATCAAATCATGCTGTTTGATCAGATCACCTGGCCGAAAGACATCCGGGATCCGCGCCTAATCCGGCGTAAAAAACTGGCCCATTACGAATGCAGCACATGCGGAATGCACTGGGACGATCACATGAGAGACCAGGCCGTGAAGCTCGGAAAATGGATCCCTGATAAAGCCGTAGAGCGCCCGGAAGTCGTCGCCTATCATCTGCCGAGCTGGTATTCCCCTTTCGTGTCCCTGTCGAAATGCGCAGCCGCATTTCTGGTTGGCCAGGAGGATCCGGGAAAACTCCGGATATTTGTGACCCAATACAAAGCGGAGCCGTGGAAGAAAACCATCACGTCCCAGAAAGAAAACACAGTCCTTACCCACAGGACCGATCTGCTCCCCGGAATCGTCCCACCAGAGGCGATCGCATTGACGGCCGGCATCGACATGCAGAAACTCGGGTTTTACTTTGTCGTGCGTGCCTGGGCCGAAGACCTCACCAGCTGGCTGGTTCAGTATGGCTATCTGGCAAAATTCGCGGACGTTGAGGATCTCATATTCAAGGCAAGATTTAAGG